GCGGGAGCGCCACCAGTCGCGCTGATGACGCCACCGGTGATGTCGATTCCGTTTCCTGGTGTCAGCGTGTCCTGTTTGCTGCTGGGCGCGATGGCGTGCCATCCCTGCAGGTTCGCCGAAAGGTTCATCGTTGCGCCGGCGAATGACAGACCAGTCCCCGGCGTGATTGTGTCCTGCTTGCTGCTGGGCGCCAGTGCGTGCCAGCCCTGCAAGTTGGCGGACAGCACCAGTGTGGTGCTGCTGAAGCTCAGGCCCGTTCCGAGGGCGATCGCTGTCGCTGCGCTTCCGTCGGTCTGGCCGATCAGGCTATTCGCGGACAGCACCAGTTTGCTGGCCGATAGCACGGGGATGTCGGACTGCACCAGAGCCCGGAACACGGGCGCGCCGTCGCCGTCCGCAGGGCTGGCCCACACAAGCCCCAGCGTCTGGCTAGCGAGCGTGGCAGAAAGGGTGCCGGAGCCAGTGACGGGCGAGCCCGAGACGCTGAAGATCGCGGGCAACGACAGCCCCACGCTCGTGACCGTGCCGTTGCCGGTGCCTGCGCCCAGGGCTGCGCGCGCAGCCTCCGCGGTGGTCGCGCCGGTGCCGCCGTTGGCGATGGCCAGCGTGCCGCCGAGGGTCAGCGTGCCGAACGTGGTGACAGGGCCGCCGCTGAAGGTCAGACCCGTGCTGCCGCCCGATGCCTGCACGCTGGTGACGGTGCCGGAGCCGCCGCCGCCCGTGCCGCTAGCGGAAATCGTCAGGGTCTGAGTAGCGCCGGAGCCCCCTGGCGTTAGGGTGACGTTGCTGCCCTGCTGCAGCATCGCCAGCACCTGCGCGCGCACGTTGCCCGCGAAGTTCGCAAGCAGCGTGGCGTAGAAGGTGGACAGCAGGCCGGCCGTGGATGGCGTGGCCAGTGGCAGCGCGGCCGATGCGCCCGTGCTGCTGGTGATCGTGCGTGCGTCGCCACCGCCGCCCACGCCGAGGTTGGTCGGCACATTCACCTGAGCATTGGGCGCAATGCCGTCGAGCTTTGCTTTGTCAGCCGCCGCCATGAAGCCCGCAGCGGTTGTGGTCGCAGTCGAGTGCAGCCCGCCACCCGGCTGCGCGCCATGGGCGTGCACATGATCTCCACGCGCGGCGCGGGTCGACGTGCCAGGGCTTGCGGTGCCCAGCGGCGCCGGCAGCGCGCTGCTCAGCGTCGGATCGGCCAGCGCGTCCAGCTTGGCCTTGTCCGTAGCCGATAGGCTGCCAGGCGTGGTCTGCGTGGCGGGCAGAATTGCCAGCGTCGGCGTGCTGCCGCCCGTGGTGGTCAGCGGGCCTTCGACGTTGATCGTGGCCACACCGGTGGCGCCGCGGGCGACGATGCGCACCACGCGCTCGATCGCGGTGACTCGGATGCTGCTCACGGGCGCGCGACCTCTTTGGCCTGCACGATCACGGTCAGGTCCGCCAGGGTCTGGCTGTTGGTTTCCTCGCTGGCCGGCGTGTAGTTCCGCCACGCCATATTGACCTCGTGCGCCAGCGTGCCGAGCGGCGGCGCCAGGGCTTCGGTCTGCGTCGCCGTGGCGTTGAACACCAGCTGGCCGTCGTCCTGCACCGAAGTGACGCCCGCGCCTTCGGTCAGCGTGAGCAGCACCTTTCCGCCTGCGCGGAACTCGACGATCGAGTGGGTACCGGGCAGCGCCTTGTTCGGCGCATCGTCCGCATCGGAATCGACGTAATCGATTCGCAGCCAGCCGAGCGAATCGCCGGCGCGGATATAGATCGGATCGCAGCTCATTTGCGCCTCAAGAGGAAGCGGAACATGGATTCGTCGGCAGCCTGCGGAGTGCTGTCGATCAAGAATTCGCCGTCGGTGAGCAGGACGCCCCAGCCCTTGGTGATGCCCTCGGGGGCGTCAGGGCGCAGCACGTCCAACGTGGTCGCGTTGCTGGCCACGGTTGCCTCATCAACGATGAACTGCACCCCGCGCCGCACGAAGCAACGCACGTCGGGGATGGCCGGGCCGGACTTCGGCAACAGCGTGCAGGTGTCGGCCAGGCCGGCGCGCGCAGCAACGCGGTGGATCCGCGCATCCATCGCGGCCAGTCGGGGGTTTGTCATCTTGGCTCCAGAAAGGACTCGGCCCGCGCGAGGCGGGCCGGAGTCCTGGTGCTGCGGGGTAGGTCAGTCCTTGCCTTTCGGCTTCTCAGCCTTGGGCTCTTCCAAGGCTTCGGCGACGCCCGCAGCCGTGAGGCCGCGCGCAACGCTGTCGGGAAGCTCGTAGACGCCCGGCGCGAGGATCTCGCCGTTTGCCTCGTAGGCCACTGCGGTGAGGGTGCGGACTTTCATCAGCGCACCGTCGCGCAGAAGCTGGCATCGACGCGGTAGGGCACCACCAGCGGCGCCGACTGCAGCAGCAGGATGCGGGCCGAGGGGTCAGGCACGGGCCAGCTCTTGCTGAAGAACTCCAGCGGCTGCAGGCCGGCTTCTTCGTCGCGGATCGCGCCCTGGTGCTGCACGCCATCCAGGTCTTCGCTGACCAGCAAGACCGTATTGGCGGGCATGATCGCGACCTCGGAGCCGGCGTCGTTGATGTACCAGTCCGAGTAGACCCAGAACCGCAGCTGGCCGATTGCACCCTGATAGCTCAGACCCGGCGAGGCGAAGCGAGCCAGCGAAACGGCCTCTTCGGTCGCCGACAGCGGGCGGGTGTTGAGGAACTTCTCGACCTGAGCGTCAGCACGGAACAGGCGCCAGGCGGCGGTGTCCATGATGACGTTGCGGATCGTCGCGCCAGAGTTCTGCAGGACCGTCAGCGTCCAGTCCTCGATGTTCTCCAGCGGCTTGACGCCCGACTCGCCCCAGCGTGCGGCCAGCGTCAGCGTGACGGTGTGGTTCGCATTGCGGCCGAAGTCCACCTCGACGCTCGGATAGCCATCGCCGGAGATCACGCACTTACCGGTGCGAAGCACTTCGGAGGCCATGACCTCCTTGCGGCGCATCAGCATGTCCACCTGGTCAGCCAGCGCCGTCGCGAGGTTCGCCTGGTGCCGGTTGATCGGCGCTTCACTGCCGCCGATGGTCTCGCCCATGCGACGCTTCAGGGCCTTGTTCGGATCGAGGACACGCTTGTCCTTGATGTAGGCCGGGCGGAACAGCTTCGTGGTGTATCCCTCGTCCGAGACCAGGCGGCCCTCCTTCAGCGGCGAGACGAAGGGCGCGATGCGGCGCTTCTTGTTCTCGACGTCGAAGTAGATCGTCTCATCATCCGAAGTCTGGATTTCCGGGAAGAACGCGGACAGCAGCGCGGTCTGCGGGCGCTTCAGGCTTGCGACCAAGCGCTGCAGGGTGGCGGTGGTGTAGATATCCATGGTGCGGGCTCCTTAGCGCGCGACGCCGTTGGTGAGGAAGATGCCGAGGCCGCGCAGGCCCTCGCGGATGGTGGCGACGGTGTGGCTGGCGCCCAGCGTCAGAGCGTTCTCGTTGAAGTCGCCCGACTCGTAGACGATCGCCTCGGCGGTCGCGCCGGTGGTGGTGATCGACTCGGCCGCAATGAAGCGCGGGGTCTGGCTGCCGTCGCTCGCCGCGGACAGCGACACGATGACGTTGCCGCCGCTGGTGATCTGGCCCAGGACGTGGCCGCGGACGATGGTCTGGCTCGTGCCGATGGTGACCTTGCGGGCACGGACGGGCATGTCGCCGGCGATCAGGTGGTCAGGGTTGTAGGTGCCCTCGGTGGCGAGGGTGGCGCGGGTCTGATACTCGCTCATGAGGTCTTACTCCTTGGCCAGGCCGAGTGCGACGGCGGTGGCGATCAGTGAATCGGCGGGGGTGCCGTCGGTGTTGCCGCCGTGCGCGGCGGGTTTCGGGGAATCGGAGCGGATGCCGCGCATGGTCACGCCGCGGTCTTTCTGCGCCTTGAGCATCGCCAGGGCGAAGTCGCCCGGCTGCGCGCCATCGGCGACCGCCTGCTGCATCTCGGCCTCGAAGCCCTCTTCCTGCATACCCAGCAGCGCGGTGAGGCGCGAGCGCTCGGCGGCAGTGGCTTCAGCCTTGGCGGCTGCGATCTGCTCGGCGGTGGCATCGAT